TTTAGTTTGTAAATCTTTATCAGGAACGCATTTCTCAATAGTTGAGAATAATATATTTGCTATTGGGGCTAAAGCGCCGAACATGGTTTAGAACCACTTAGCTTTACGTCTTTTGTCAGGAAGCATTCTTCTTTGACCACGTACTTGTTCTTCAGCTGTTTCTTGTGGTCCTGTCATTTCAACATCAATACCACCTTTTGAATATCCATCTTCATTTAAAAATTCATGTAGATCAACTTCATGAGCATTTGGATCTCTTAAAGAATTTTCTGTTGAATAAGTTTTTTCACCTTCAAGTCCATATCCTTTTGTTTTTTTACCTTCAGCAATTGCAACACCGATATGTTTTTCAGGATCTTCTATAAATTTTCTTCCCATGCCAACAGCTTCTGGCATTTTTTTATTTTTATGTTTTTGAGCTATTGCTCTAATTTTATCATTACCTTTTGGATCAGCCATATAATTACCTATTTTTTCTTTGACCTTTTGCTTTCAGATATTGCTATTGCAATAGCTTGCTTTGGGTTCTTAACTATTTTTTTAGATTTTCCTGAATGCAATTTTCCAGCTTTGAATTCATGCATAACAGTTTTAATCTTATTTTTAACCATTGGTTTATTTATAGCTGTTTTTTAAATGGTTGTACATACTATTCTTTTTTAGGGGTAGTAGCCACTTTAAATAAATGTAAAGAATGGGCGTCATTATTAGCCTTATGTTGTTTAATTATATCAACCCCTGTTTTAAGAGCGGTTAATTCTTCATTCTGTTTAAGTTTTTCTTGAGTATTATGTTGATTTAATAAAGCCTTCATTTTCTCAATATCAATTCTCTCTTGGCCTTCTTTTTTCTTCCTCTCATTATCTTGAGCTACTAAATCAAGTTCTCTAGCTTTAAGTTGAGCTAATGGATCATTACCATAACCACCTGATATTTGTTTTTCTTCCTTCATAAACTCATCCATCATTTCAGCAATAAGAATTGCTTTTCTAGATTCAATTTGCATTTGTAAGTTTTGCATTTGCATTTGTATCAATTGTACTACTTGAGGATTTTGTGCTATCTGTGGATTAGATTGTAACTGTTGCATCTTCTGTTGCATCTCTTGCGTACGTTGTTTAAATTCTAAATCAGTTTGTTCAACTGCCATTAAAGAAATATGTTCTAATATATTTTTTTGTAAAGCAGCAACTAACATTGGATTATTTTTAGCAAAGTTAGTTTCCATAAAATTAAAATGAGCTGTAACGTGAGCTCTATGATCTTGTCCTCTAAATGCTTGGAATGGTTGTGCAGCTAAAGCAGATATATGTTCTTGCGCAGGGTCTTGTGGTTGTGGTTGCTGTGGTACATTTAAAATTTTATCTATGTCTCTAACCCCTAGAGCTTCATACATTTTATAATATGCTTCATAGAGGTTATGGATTTGAGGATTAGATTGAGCCATTTGTAATTGAGTTTGTGCTAGACTAATCCTTTGAGTTTGTGAAAATATATTTGGATCTGCAACTGGAATAATATCAACGTTATTATTAAAATCTGTTTGTTTAATTACTCTTTGTCCACCAACTACATCATAAGGATAAGTAGGAGGTAAATATAAATTAAATACTGAAGCTAATAATTTAAATTCATTTTTAAGTGCTGCATATAATCGTTTATGAATAGCAGACATTGTTCTGCTTCCACGTTCAAGTAATGCAACAGTTGTTCCAACTGGAGCTTGTTGTTGAGAATCTCCAACTTGCATATCCGCAATAGATGCAAATCTTTGACCTGCTTGTACAACAATACCCATTAATTGTAATAATGTTGCTGATGGTTCTTTAAATGGTAACATCATAAATGCATCTCTAATATTTCCACCAGGTGCATCTACATCTCTAAATTCACCAGGTTGAACTGGTTGTGCATCATCTCTAACTTTAATTCCTCTTTGTTTAAATCCAGCTGGTAAATTTGCTAATGTTCCAGCATCGAGTAATTGTCTCAATGCAGCAGTAGCTGTACGTGACAATCCACCAATCATATGAATTAAACCAAATCCATAAAAACCTAAACCAGGTAAAAATTTAAAATGTACAAAGTATTGTATTCTTTCTTTTTTAGGATCATTAGTTTTATAATTACGTCTAATAGATAATACTTCACGTGTGCCTTCTTCAATGGTTACAATATAAGGAAGTTTAATTCCTGTTGGCTCGCCATTTTTATCTCTATCTTCAAATCCTTCTAAATCTAAATTAACATGACATTCAATAAGGGTAAACATATCTTCGCCTTTACCTTTACGTCTACCTTCTAATTGTCTTTCTTTTTTCTCCATATCTGATTCTTGAGAATCATAATCTGGACTTAAAGGAATATCTTTATAAAATTCTGCGATCTGTTGTTTACGTAATTCATTTTCAGATATTTTAATAACATGCATAATAGCTTCTGATTCTTCTAATGAAGTTGCTGAATAAGGAACTACTAAATCTTCTGCTTGAATAAATTTAGAAACTGCTCTACCTAATAATGAATCATAATAAACTTTTTTAAAAGTTGATCCAGTCAGTGGTAAATAAAATAACATTTGATCAAATTCTGGTTCATACTCTTGCATAGTATTCATCAAAGTATAATTCATAAAATCTTTTACACGATTAGCTTGTTGTTCTTTTTCATGTGTATCAAGTCCAATCACTTGAGTTCTAACAGGTCCTTCTGCTGGTAATAATTCTTTATAAGCTAATGCTTGAAACTGTGTTACTGCTTCTGCAAGTACAGGGTGTGATACACCGGATGCTCCTCTAAATGGTTGTGTACGTCTTTCATATTTAAATCCTAAAAGATCTAAACCATCTGTGATTGCTTTTTCCCAATCTTGTCGTGAAGATTTATATTCAGTATAATCATCATATAATTCTTCTCCTAAACTATCGGTAATATTATCTGGTAATAATTCTGCTAAGTTATCAAAGTGACCTTGAGTATTTGGTTGATTAGCGGCACCTGGTTCAAAATCAATATCAACACTTCCATCTTCATTATGAGTAACTTCAGTACTATCTTTACTTGGTAAATTATCTTGTATGTCTACTTGAGTTTGTCCCTGATCCATGGACCCTGGTACAGTGACCGTGTTTCTTACTTCATTTGGAAGTGACTTATCTACGTCTGCCATTTAAATTCTCCAATTTAATCGACTTAGTTGATTTAGTTGATTTAGTCGATTTAGTCGATTTAACTATCTTAACCTTTTTATCTGGAATATTCAATCCTTGTGGATTAGGTCCTCTTAAAGGAGGAACAGTTCTAGTTAATCTTTTTATCATTAGTAATATTCTTTGTTGTCGTCTAAAGAAGCAGGCTCATCTATATAATCTTCTGGGTGAGAAATCAAGCCACCTTGTCTAAATCGCATTAATGCCTGAGTCATGGAATCCACTAAGTCATCATTATCTCCATAAGGAAACGCTGCACACTCTTCAATCATCTCTTGTGCAAACTGTTTACTTTTAGGTGCCCATATCATTCCTGATTCAAACAACGGGGCTACTGAATTTACTCTTGAATGTTTATCATTGCCTTTACTTGGAGTGTAATTAACAACTGGTATTCCCATTTGTCTAAGTTCATAGGTTAATGGAAGTCCAGATGCTTTAGATTCAATTAACACCGTATCAGGGTTCCAGTATTTATATTGTCTATATGCTTCACGTCTTAATTCTGGAAACTCGTATCGTTCTTTATGTGAATCTAATAATATTAAATTTTGTGGTCCAGCTTCATTTTCTCTAAACACTCCCCACGTTGTAATAGCAGAAAAGTCGGCAGTTTCTTTTTTCATAAATGCCGTATCATAAGATTGTATTACATGTTCTAATATTGGTATTTGTTCATTAGTCCAATCTCTCCACCATTCACGTTTTATAATTGCACCTTCTTCAGCAGTTGGGTCTTGCATATACTGTGCATTCCATTTTGAAATACCAGCAGATGCTTTAACAGCAAGTAAGTCTTCTAATTTCCAATACTCTGGCCATACAGGTTTTCCAGAAGGAAGGATTGCTGGGAACTCAACAACTTCCCATTGGTCTGCCTTTTCCTCGGCCATTTGTGATTTAAGTAGTTGAGCCGTCAAATCCTTGGTAGACCAACGGGTCATTACTAATACAATACGCCCACCTGGTTGTAAACGCTGACGTGGACCTGATGTATACCATTCATATGCTTTATCAAAAGCAGTGGTTGAATAAACATCTTGTTCGGAATGTGGATCATCAATGATTAATAAATCAGCACCTCGACCTGTAACAGCTCCTTGAACTCCGACTGCAAAGTATTCACCACCTTGATCCGTTTCCCAACGACCAGCAGCTTTAGAATCTTCTTGAAGTTTTGTATTAAATATTTTTGCATATTCTTCTGAGTCAATTAAGTTTTTAGTCTTACGACCAAATCGTACAGCTAGTTCTGCAGTGTGAGTTGCTTGGATTATTTTTAACTTAGGATTATTACCTATCATCCAAGCAGGTAGAAAGTAAGAAGCAAATTCCGACTTAGTGTGCCTTGGCGGCATATTAATAATTAATCTTTTTAATTCACCAGATTGTAATCTATTAAACTTATCTGATATTTCTTTATGATGATTACCTTCAATAAATTCAGGCCAAATATATTTAACAAATGTTAAAAAATCAGATTTAATTTTTTTGTTTCTAACTAGATTAGCTTTTTGCAATAAATTTAATTTAAAATTTTTTCTTACATCAGGATCAGTGATGTTATTTATATTTTTTAATTTATCTATAATATGCATAATTCTTAATTATGGTACCTTATTTTGTTTTACCATGTAGGGGCTTATAAAAACAATAGTAATTTAGCGGTCAATTTTTTATAAAGTATTTGGTGTATATGATTGTATAAATCCAGCAATTTAGTGGGATCTCTGGGGAACCTTAACTCTACTCTAACTCTCCCCCCCTTTCGATTTTCAAACTTAAATGACTTTCATTTCCTTTTTTTTAATTCCGGGTGGGACCCGCCCACATGTATTTATTAGGACAGTGATATTTATGTCACTGCTGTTGTATTGTTGTCACGCTATTCCTTGTGCCTGTTCCATGATTCAGGCACAAGGGATTGTGTTAAGTAATTAATTAATTACAATGTTAAGCCAAGCTAATTTATGTTTCTTATTGTTTAACTTTCCCATACCCATTTCTACTTGATGACGATACCTTATGTCAGTAGATTTTAAACGCTGTCCTACTTTATTATCAGATATATCAATTTCAAAATCAGTATCATCTGGCAAATTTTTAATTAACTCTTTTATATCTTTTACTTTTAGTTTGTACATACTGTTCCTTTCGTTGTTAATAATTATACTTCCGATACTGTTTCAATAACTGGTGGCAGTTGATAATCCTCTTGCTCAAATTCATCTGGTCTTGTCCAATCATTTTGATTTTTTAAAGCTATCTCTTTAGCTTCTTGTTCATTGTTAGCTTCAACCTCATAGAACATATAGTCTTTGTAGTATGCTGTTATTGTATATGTTTTCATAGTTTTCCTTTCGTTGTTGTTATAGGGGATAATATATCCTATAATATCCCCTATGTCAATACTTTATTTTGCCAATAAATTATTACTCATGGCTTTTGGTATTCGAACTTCAATTTGTGCTTGACTAAATATGCTATCTATATTTTGCCAAACATCCTCGATTGATAGACCAGAATATAAAACATTTTTGGCGTCTTCTATTCCATTCTCAAGGTATCGTAAGAACTTGCCTTTCTCTGAGTTCTTGTACTTCTCTTGTAGTTCTTTTTTACATACAGTTCTAAGTTCACTAAGTATTTCGTCAAAGTTATCTGGTTTATTAAGTACACTAATATCCCAATCACGAACTTTAGACCAACTAATAATTTTTTCTCGAAGCATATTTTTCTTTTTATTAGCTAAGTCTTGCAACTCTACTTCTTTAGCGTCTTTATTACGTCTAAATTCAAAGTATTCCTTTTCAGCTTTTTCAGCTTCTTTTAATAAGTTATCAATCTTTAAAGATGATACAAACTTATCAAAATCTTTATCAAGCTGTTTATTAATTTCAACCTCACACTGAGATTGAACTGCTCTTTGTTTTTCGTGAAACTTGTCATTTATTAAATTATGTAAATAATCAAGTTCTTGTTTTCTTATTGGTCTCATTGTATTTTCCTTTCTTTTTTATTGTTATTATTAATTATGTAATTCATATATTTCGAATCACATAATTATTATATGACACCCCTTGAAAGTTATGTCAAGTGGGATTATATGGGAAGTAGTTAT